GGGATGGCCTCAGAAGGTGAGCGTGACGATCTTGGGCGCGCCCCGCCCGGCGAGGGCGGAGAGCTGGAAGATGCGTATGTCGAGCGTGTCGCCGGGGCCGAGCGGCGCGCCCCAGTCGGCGCTCTGCTGAGCGGCCGTGTAGACCGCGCTGGTCGTGGTCGTGCTCAGCACCCGCTTCACGGCAGCGCCGTCGAGGAGCTCGACCTCGTAGGCTTCGAGTTCCTCGGCCAGCGGCGCCTCCAGCCCGCCCCAGCTGTCGGCCGAGAGTGCGCGGGACCGGCGCGTCCAGCGGATCGTCAGATCGCCGGGCGTGCGAGGCCTGCGCCATGGCTGCTCGACATGGGCGACCGAGAACGGCCGCAGCCCGACGCCCACCGGCGTGAAGGCCTGCGCGACATAGGTCTCGTCGCTGACCGGACGGCTCGCCGGGCCGATGCGCCAGTTCCACGGGATGCCGAGATCGGCCTCGGCGATCGGCAGCGACGCGAGGCTGTCGTCCAGCACGACTACGCGCGCGCCTGCAGGCGCCGGGTTGCCCATCCCGGCTTCGGTACCCCGCTGGCCACGGAGGAGCCGGGTCAGACGGTACCGACCCGGCGCCAGAAGCTCTGCCGTGCCTGCCTGCACGATCTCCCACACCCCCGGCGCGCTTTCGATGGCGAGCGCGTTGGCCCCGCCGAACAGCGTCAGGTCTGTAACGCTTTCCAGCGTGCCGGTGAGCAGGTCGACCACCAGCGCATTGCCGAGATCGAAGCGCGCGGTGGGCCCTGCGTAAAAATCCGTGACCAGCGCCCCGACCCGGGCGCGACTGCCGAAGGTGGTCAATAACTCGAAGCCATCGGTCGCGGGGCTACGAAACACCGCCATCTCGCCCGGCCACGGAACCGCGTGCGCGGCGACCAGCGGCCGATGCGCGGGCTGGTCCTCGGTCAACTGCGGCAGGTCCATCAGCAGCGCATCCGGCGCGCCGAACACGACAGCCCGTGTCAGCGACGCTGCGCGCGGATCGCCGGGCGGCAAATCGTAGGTCGACCGGTCCTGGCGGACCGACTCGATGCCGCGCACCTCGGCGTCGGCGATGGAGACGAGCCTCAGATCGACCAGCCGCCCGTCATGCGCGAGCCGGATCGCATCGGCCGGATCGAGCGCGAGGCGCGAGGGCGGCAGACGGAACGCCGCCGTCTCGCGACCGACCCACGCCTCCATCAGCGCGCGACGGCAGCGGCGCTCGGCCTCCTCGGGCGGCACCGCCATCGGGAAGGACTCGGACGCGATGCGCGTCGTGTCCACGGTGATGCGCCGCGCCTCGACGAGGGCCGCGTCGTAGTCCTCGTCGGCGCGGGCGACCTGCCACTTCAGCGCCTGCGGCAGTTCCGTCTCCTGACCCCGCGTCAGTTCCAGCACGTCGCCCTCGCGGGCCGCGACCAGATCGTCTGTCGCCAGGGTAGCGACGGAGGCCCGGCCGCGCATGAGGAAGCGGATCACGCCCTCGGTCTCGACGGCGTCGAACCCGAAATGCCGCGACAGCGTGGTGATCGAGGCGCGCGGACTTTCCAGCGCCGTGATGGCGTAGCCCTCGACCGCGCCCCAGAGACCGGTGACGTCGATGCGATCCTCGGGCAGCCCGGCGCGCAGACAGAGGTGCCGGACGAGGGCTGCCAGCGACACCGCGCCGAGCCGCCCGGTCAGCCAGTGCCCGAGCCGCCAGTTCGCCCCGTCCGTCCAGACGTCGGTCAGCGCCGGAAAGAACGGATAGGGCCGCGCGTCCCAGGTCCAGGCGGCGCACTCCGGCACTTGCACCATCCGGCCGCCGTAGACCGAGGACACCGGGTTGTTCGCCGGGGCGCCCCACCAGAGATACGTCGCCTCGAGATAGGCCCGCTGGATGGCGTCATCGCGCCAGCCTCGCGAGAAATGCGGTGTGAAGCTCTCCGACGACTTCGGATCGAAGAAGACATTGGGCTGGTTGGTGCCACGGTCGATGGCCGGGCAGCCCAGCTCGGTGAACCAGATCGGTTTGGACTGCGGCGCCCATGCCGTCGGCGTGCCGCTCTCGACGCCTCCGGGACGGTTGTAGTGCGGGTTCGACCACCAGGCGCGCAGATCCTTGTAGCGGAAGACCCATGGCTTACTGGCGGCACCGTCGGTGATCGCGGTCCGGACCTGCGCGGATCGGTCAGCCGCGCTGGCATAGAACCAGTCGAAGCCTTCGCCCCCGGCGATGTTCGCCTGCAGATAGGCGCGGTCGTAGATCGCGGGCCAGCCCTCTGCCGCGTCGAGATGCTCGAACCCGTCGCGCCAGTCTGACAGCGGCATGTAGTTGTCGATGCCGATGAAATCGATCTCGGGATCGGCCCAGAGCGGGTCGAGGTGGAAGAACACGTCGCCGCTGCCATCGCCCGGCTGGTGCCCGAAGTATTCCGACCAGTCGGCCGCATAGCCGATCTTCGTCTCTTCCCCGAGGATCGACCGCACATCCGCGAGCAGATCCCGATAGGCCTGCACCGCCGGATAGGTGCTGGCGCCCGAGCGGATGGTGGTCAATCCCGGCATCTCGGTGCCGATCAGGAACGCATCGACACCGCCCGCCGCCGCGCAGAGATGGGCATAGTGCAGCACCATGCGCCGCAGGCCGCTGTCGCCGGGCGCGCCGGTCCACGAAACCGACTGACCGGTGACACTGAAGCTCGCGGGCGTCGCCGCGCCGAACAGCGCCGCGACCTGGCTTGCGGCCGTGGCGGTCTTGTCCACCGTCCCCGCGAACCCTGCCGCGGGAGAACAGGTGATCCGGCCCCGCCATGGGAACGCGGGCTGCCCCGTCTCGGCGGCGTTGTCGGAATACGGGTTCGGCAGCGTGTTGCCGGGTGGCACGTCCATCAGAATGAAGGGATAGAAGGTCACCCGCAGTCCGCGCGCCTTCATCTCCTGGATGGCCTGAACCACCGCGAAGTCGGACGGCGTACCACCATAGACCGGGCGGTCTTGGTCGTCGCGGCTGACGAGGAAAGCGCTGGCGCGGCTGACGCCATTGACCGACCAGCTGGCAGGCGTGGTCGACTTCGCGGACACCTCGACGCCGGGCCGCACTTTGCAGGACCCTGCGCGCAGATCGTCGCCGAACCAGGCGACGACGAGACTGACGCTCTCGACCGCAGGCGCCATCGCCTGCAGCCGGTCGAGGGCCTCCACCATGTCGGTGGAGTCGGCCAGCGCGTTCAGGTTCTCGGGTACCGTTGCGCCGCCATCGGTCTTGCGGATCGCCTGCGTGGCATAGGTGAACTCGCCCGTGGCCGGGATCATGGTGACGGCGCGGGTCAGCCCCTCGGCGGTGTCGGGATCGGCGAGCGGGCGGAACACCTCGAAGGAAAGCTGCGGCAGGCGGTTGCCGTAGGTCGAGAGCGCCAGCTCCTCGAAGACGACATAGGCCGTGCCGCGATAGGCGGGGGTGCCGGCCGCGCCCATCCTCGCGGCGATGAACGGATCGGCGGACTGTGCTTCGTCGCCCGGATACCAGCGCCAGGTGACGCCGGAGAGGTCCATCGGCTTGCCGTCGGCCCAGATGCGCCCGATCCCGGTGATCGGCCCCTCGCAGAGCGCCACGGCGAAGGAGGCGTAGTAGAGATACTCGGTCGTCTTGACCTTGCCGCCCCCGCCACCCTTGCCTCCGCCCTGCGTGGTGGTTTTCGTCTCCTCGCGGAAATCGGTCGCCCAGATGATGTTGCCGCCCATCCGCATGCGGCCGTAGAGCCGCGGGATCACAGCCCCTTCGGTGGCGGAGGTGATGCGCAGCGTGTCGAGCCGCGCGCCCTCGATGCGTTGGGTGGGCGCCAGCGACGAGATGATCCAGCTGTCGACGACCGAGCCGATGCTGGAGCCGATGAAGCCGCCGATGGTGGCGGCGCTGACGCCGAGGAGGCACCGAGGACGAGCGTTGCCATGCGTGAATCTCAGCGTTGCGGGAAGAGGAAGGCGAAGGCGATGCGCCGCCGCCAGGACGTAGTGAGCAGCTCCTCAAGCACGCCGAGCCGCTCGTAGGCGTGGAGGAAGGTGTCGGGACCGGTCAGGATCCCCACATGCTTGGCGATGGCGCGGGGCTTCATGCGGAAGAGCACCAGCGCGCCGGGACCGGCCTCTGCCGGTTCCACTTCGATCATCATGGCGCGCGCGCCCTCGGCCAGCACCTCGCGCGGCCCGGTCTCGCCCCAGTCGCGGCTGTAGGGCGGGATCGGGAACGGCTCGGGGCCGACGACCTCGCGCCAGACGCCCCGCGCCAGCCCGAGGCAATCGCAGCCGACACCGCGCAGGCTGGCCTGATCATGATACGGCGTTCCGAGCCAGGACCGCGCAATGGTGATGACGTGCTGGGGATCAGCGGCGTTCACAGCACCGACCCCTCGTGCCCGCCGTCCTTTGTGGCGTATCGCAGCACGGCATCCTGGCCCGGGATGTGCGGGAAACCCCGGAAGTTGACGGTATTGGCAAACTTCGCCCCGCAGGTCTCCATGCGCTTGTCGCAGCCCGCGCGGATGGTGAAGGCATCGCCCTCGGCGATGGACCGCACCGGCGCCTCGAGCAGGGTCAGGATCGCGACGCCGTCCGTCACGTCATGGCCCAGCACTTCCGCGCGACGCCCCGCATTCGCGTCGCTCGTCCATTCGATGGTGCCGAAGGTGAACCAGCCGGAAGCGAACCCGCCGAGCCCCGAGGCGGTGAAGGCCCTGTCGCGCAGGAGATCGATGACGGCGCCCGTGCCCTTGAATGCGGGATCCTCCAGATCGACGCCGCAGCGCGCATCGCCAAGCGCGGCGTCGCAGGTCGCCTGGAACGTCCGCCCGACCGTCTGGCCCAAGACGTGGGCGAGCGAGCGGACCTCGGCGACGAAGGCGAGCCGCCCGCGCCGGATCTGACCTATGGCGCCGCGCCGCATCAGGACGCGCTGGCCGGTGTCGGCCCAGTTCACGCGCCAGACATCGACCTCGGTGATCCGGTCCGAGGTCAGCACGCCCTCGGCGTCCTGCGCGTCGACGGACAGGTCGGAGCCGGAGCGCACCTCGGAAGCCGTCAGCCCGCTCTCGGGTTCAAAGTCGGTGCCGTCGAAGCTCAGCGTCCGGTCGTGGTCGGTGAAGCCGAAGGTCACGCCATCGGCCCGGGTAATCCGCCAGCACCAGGCGAGCGTCGTCGTGCCCTCGTCGAGATGGGCCTGCAGGGCGGGAGCAAGGGACTTCATCGGCGCAGTTCCAGCAGCGGGATGGAAGTGATCGAGCCAAGGCGTTCGAGATCGAGGGTGACGTCGAGCGCATCGGTGTCGAAGCGGACCGGCACGTCGAACGCGAAGCCCGCCGTGATGGCGACGCCTGCACCGGGTGCGGAGCCGAAGGTGACGAGGCCGGTCGTGGTATCGACCGACCAGCCCGACATCTGTTCGACGCCCGCGAGCGCGACACGCACGCTACCGGTGACCGGCTTGGCGATGCTGCGTGTCCAGGACTGCGCGCCGGAGCTGTAGCGCTTCACAAGCTGGAACGCGGTCGTCGTGCCGTCGCCGGTGCCGATGGCCTGATCGGTCGGGGCTGGCGTGCCCGAGGGCAGACAGGACTTGTGGTCGCCCCAATCCTTGAAGCGGAAGCCGTGCAGCCGACCGTTGCGGGCCTCGAAGAAAGCGACCACCGCCGCGAGATCGTCGGCACGACGGATGCCATAGGCGACGTCATAGCGGCGGCGCGAGTTCGCCCAGCTGGCGTTCCTCTCCTCGTCGCCCGAGGCCAGTTCGACGATCTGGGTGCGCCGCTCCGGCCCACCGCGGGCACCGCGGCTGATGTCGTCCGGAAACCGGACTTCGTGAAAGGCCATCGCTGTTCTCTGCAAGGTTCCGGGTTGTGCCGGCCGGGGCTCACATACCCCTGCGCCCGAGCGAGACGGCGCGGGCGATATCGGCCGCGATCTGCGTGCGGGATTGCCGGAAGCTCTCGGCGTCGCGGGCGTTGATGTTCACGGTGATATTGCCGCCCGCGCCAAAGCCGGCGGCCTCGCGCCGCGAGAGCACCCGCTCGCCGCGTTGCAGGATCGCGGGCACCTCGTCGGGTCTGAGTCCGGCCCAGCCGCCGCTGTGCATGCGGGGCACTCCGGCGAAGGCGAGCGCCGGTACCATACGGCCCGGTCCCGGCGCGCCGACCATGCCGCCCGCATGCAGGATGTTGGCAAAAATCCCGCCGCCGAGATTGCCCAGCACGCCGGAAAGCACACCTGCCAACGGGCCGAGGATGAAGCGTCGCGCCGCCAGCTTCGCCAGATCGGCGATCAGCGAGGTGACCAGATCGCCGAACTTGAGCTTGCCGGTCTTCACGAATTCGCCGATGGCGTTCTCGGCGCCGCGGAACGCCCCGACCAGCGCATTGCCGATGTCCCCGCCGATCTCGCGCGCCTTCGTGGCATAGTCGGCCAGGGTCTGGCTTACCGCCGCCCAACCGGTCGCGGCAGCATCGGCCCCGGCCCGGGTCTCCTCTCCGGCGCTGCGTCCGGCCGCCCCTGCGCCCCTTGCCGCAGTTTCCGAAGCGTTCAGGGCATCGGTAACCCGGCCGGCGGCCGCAGCCGCATCATCGAGTGCGCCTTCGCTGTCATCACCACTCAGCGCATCGCGCAGCGCCTGCACCGCCGGGCCGACGCCCTCGAACGCCCCGGCGCGGGTATCGGCGGCCCGCTGGCGATAGCGGTCGGCCATCGCACCGGCATTACTGGCGGCATGGTCGAGCATCGAGGCGTAGGATTGCGCGCCGAACCAGTCGACCCGCGCGTCGGCACCGATCGTCTCGGTGACCGCGTTGAAGGTCGGCCCGATACTGCCGAGGAAGTCGGCCCATTTGTTCGACAGGAAGGCCATCAGCCGCAGCCAGATCGCCTCGATATCGGCACGAACTGCGCGGAAGTCGTCGACGAAGGAGCCAAGCGTCGCCTTGATCCCGTCCCAGACGGCCTTGGCGACATTGCCCATCAGTTCAAGCGCCGCGCCAAAACCGCCCGCGCCCTGCACCAGCTGCCCGAACCAGTAGATCAGCTCGCCCGCGCCGACGATCAGCGCGCCGATCCCAGTGCGGATGATGGCGCCGCGCAAGAGCGTCAGGGCAGCGGACAGGCTGAAGGTGGCGACACGGGCGGCGACAAACGCCGCGACCCAGCGTCCGGCCATGAAAGCGGCGAAGGCGATGCCGATGGCCGCGAGCCTCTCCAGGTTGTCGGCCAGCAGGATCAGCGCCTCCGCCACTGTCGCGGAGGCGCCGGCCATCTGATCCCAGCTCCCGACCAGTTGCAGTGCGGCGTTGCCGATCAGCGTGAAGGCATCGCCGATGGTGGCCGGCATGCTGTCGGCTTCCTCGCGCAAGAGTTCCAGATTGCCGATCAGCGCCGTGCGGATGACATCGCCGGTGATCGCCCCCTGCTGGCCGAGACTGCGCAGGCCCGAGACGGTGGTGCCGAGTTCGGAGGCCAGCAATTCCGCCAGCCGCCCACCGCTCTGGATCACGGTATTGAGGTTGTCGCCGCTCAGCGTGCCGAGGGCCATGGCCTTGGAAAGTGCGTTCTGCACCGAAGCCGCACGCTCGGCCCGCGCGCCCGAAACCACCATGGCGTTGTTCAGCGCCTCGGTGAAATCGAGGCTTTCCGCCGTCGTCAGCCCCAGCTCACGCAGGGCCGTGGCATTGGCGAGCCAGGATTCGGTGGTCTGCCCGAGGCTGGAATAGGTCCGGCGCGCCATTGAGGCCAGCCGGTCCATGACCGCTGCGCCCGCCTCCTGCGAGCCGGTGGCGAGATCGACGCGCGAGCGCAGATCGGTCCACTGGTCGGCATAGGCGACGAGCTGGCGCGTGCTGATCGCAGCACCAAGGACGCCCATGACCCGTCGCACCACCGCGCCGGTGACATCGGCCTGCCGCTCGATGCGCTTGAAGTTGCTTTCGCCCGCGTCGCCGATGCCCTGAAACTCGGCCTTCACCTGCCGTCCGCCCTCGGCGACGAGGCGGACAGAGACGCGTTTCTGGGCCATGGATCAGCTTTCCTGACGAGGGGGACGAGGCTTGTGGGCCGGGTTCATCGCTCCGGCCCCGGCAACGGCCGGTCCCCGGACGCCGTCTGTTCATTGAGCTTGCGGACCATCACCGCCTCGATCTCGGGCAGGCATTCGGCGGCGATCAGCGGATCGACCCCGAGCGCCCGTGCCATGGCGAGCGCGGCCGTCATGTCCCAGCCGAGCACCATGGTCCCGCCCATGCCGGTGGCGAGGCGAAGCTGCCCGGTCAGGCGCTGTGCCAGATCCCAGACCTGCCAACCTTCCAGCGTTTCCGGCCGGTTCAGCCGCGCCGGGCAGTCCGGGCACGGGCCTTGGCAGGCCGCGCAGTAGGCGTCGCCCCCGCCGAAGTGCCACTCGGCAAGGGCGATGAGGCGTTTTTTTCCGCGTCCAGCATCAGATGCGGCGCGAGGCAGCGGGTTTGGAACGCCTCGAACACCGGCCAGATGTCCAGAAGCGCATCGATCCCTTCCGGACTGACGGGGACGGGATTGCCATCGGCATCGCCGACGCCCTCCCAGCCGGTGAGCACGCGGCGGGCGACGGCTTTCGCCATGACCAGCGCCTGCACCTCCTTGCTCGCCCCCTGGGGCAGCGACTCGACCGCTGGGTCGTTGCGCGCCGCGACCATGATCGCGGTGGTGACGGGCAGGACATGCAGGCGCAGGCCGGGGGCGAGATCGAGCCATTTCGGCGTGGCGGACAGATCGAGACGGATCATGGTCAATATTCCTCGATGTCGTTGATGAGGGTGACGGTGCACATCCGCCCGAGCGTGGCATCGCGCGCGGCCTGCCAGTCGAAGCTGGCCTGAATGCCCTGCGGTCCGCCGATCTCGATGCGCGGGCGCGGCAGATAGACAGCATGGACGGTGACGGTCAGGCTTTCGCCCGAGATGAGCATGTAGGAAAACTCCAGTTCACAAGGTGTGCCGTTGATCGCCTGACTCACCAGCGTGCTGTCGGCGAAGCGCACCTCGGTGCGGCCGGTCAGCGCGGCAATCGAGGGATCGGCGCCGTCGATCATGCCGTCGGCACGGATGGTCTCGATCCGGTCGAGATTGTTGGCGTAGGTGATCTCGGTCGAGATCACGTTGCCAAGCGCGGTGCCGTTCCGTTTGATCGCGCCGTTGAAATGGCCGAAGCGGATCAGGTCGAGTTCCGCCGGCGTCCCCGCGCCGCTGGTCGTGGCCACCGTCTCGCCCTGCGCCACCAGCCGGGCAGTGGCGGTCAGCAGCCCCGAACGCTGCATCTGCCAGGAGAGCTGGTCCAGCACCACGCCCGAATACATGGCGTAGCGCGGCACCTCGGGCATAGCGGTCTCGATCGCCATCGACGGCAGCGTCCAGGACCCCGACTGGAATGTGTGGGTGAAGGGGCCGGGCGCAGTGCCCGTCGTGGTTGGCGCACCGAACGCTGCTTTCAGCCAGAAGCCGAAAGCAGCGGCGTCGATCGGGACGACCACATCGCCATCGGCGGTGACCGCGTCCTTGACCGGCGCCAGCGGATCGCGGCCATAGCCCAGCAGCTCCGAGTTCAGGAGCGGCTGCTCCGCCCCCAGCGTGGTGCTGGCGAAGGGCATCCGCGTGTAGCCGCTGCCGGGCGGTGTGCCATAGACAGTCTCGAACGCAAGCGCCATCCGCGCCCGCGCCCCTTGCGCGCGTGCCATCGTGTTTCTCCTATGATCGGTTGGGTCAGCCGAGCGGGTCGACCGTCGAATAGTGCAGCACCACCGGGATCACGGCCGCCTTCAGCGTGGCCGCGCCGTCCACCGGCAGATCGACAGGCTGTGGCGCTTCGGCCTCGACCCAGTCGCAGAGCCCGCCAAGCGTACGGTCGGCGGCGAGCGCCGCACCAACGCTGGCGCAGAGCGTGTCAAAGGCGGTATCACGGTTGGTGCCCTGCACCACGGCCTCGATCTCGGCACGGTGCTGGTAGTGGTAGGTGAGCGGCGAGAGCGTCACCTCGGGCTCGCCAGGTTCGCCGTCGCGCAGGATCAGCAGCCCGGCTGCCGGCACACGTTCGGGCAGCACCTCGCCGCGGAGGGCGGTGGCGGGCAACGCCGAAAGCCGCGCGTGCAGCGCGGCGAGGACGGTTTCGCGGGTGGTGGGCATGGCGATCCCGGTTTCCGGGACCGGCCCGGTTTCAGTGATCCCTGTCGGGTTTCGGATCCGTGAGGGCGGCCAGCCGTCGCGGCAGGTCCGAGCGAGCATGCAGGAAATCGACGATGATCACCTGCTCGGCGTCCTCGACGAAGATGACGAAATGCTGGCCGCAGCGCACGAAGCGCAGATCCTCGGGCAGATCCGGATCGATGATCCGACGGCAGTCCTGCGACATGGCCGTACCGGCCGCGATCTCCGTGCAGCGGACGATCAGGTCATCCTCATAGGCCGCCGCCTGTCGAGGGCCGAAGGTCTCGAGGGTCCAGTTCGCGATATCGACGAGTGAGGTTTCAGCCTGTCGCGTCAGGCGCCAAGGCTTCGGCATCAGGACGATTGGCGCGCGGAAGCAAAGGCACGGCGGATCGCATCTTCACCGCTCCCCTCGGCCAGATCGCCGCGCCGGGCCTGTTCCAGCCCGGTCGTCAGCCGGTCGCGCAACGCGCCGAGTTCCGCCTCCTCGCGTTCGAGGAGGCGCAGACCGGCCCGCAGCGCCTCGGAGGCATTCTGGTAACGCCCAGATGCGACCAGACGGTCCACGAGGTCGGATTGCGGTTCGGTGAGAACGACGTTTCGGGTGGCCATGCGAACCTCCATGCGGATCATTGGCAATATATGCCAACTCGCCCTGTATGTCGATATCCACGGTCAGAGCCGAGGTTCCACCCAGTTCGCCACGATCAGCCCCGGCACCGCATCGCGCGCCCGCTCGGCGTCGCGCGCCAGATCCAGCCGCTTGGGCAGCCTGACCTGCGGCACCAGCAGAAAGATCGGCACGGTGGTCAGCCCCCGGCCGGTCTTGGAGCGCGACGCCACCGCACGGCCCTTCGTGTTCAGCCGTCCCTCCGCGACCAGCAGGCTCGGACCCGTGCGGCGATAGACGAAGCGCAGGCGCATGCCGGTGCGGCGTTCCCACTCAAGGGGGGTGATCCGACCACCGCGCATGGATTTGCCCGCTGCCTGTGTCGGGATAGTCAGCCAGAACCTGTCCCGCGACCGGATCAGCGGGCCGGTGTCATGCGCACCTACAATGACCGGGGCCTTCGACCAGACCAGAGCGGCGGCGTTCATACTCGGCCGACCCTTGGGATAGGCTTCCGACCGGATGGTGCGGGCCAGCCGCGCCCCGAGGCCTGCGCCGGTGATCTGTGCGCGCCAGGCGGATTTCAGGCCGGTCCCGGCGTCGCGCATCGCCGTGGTGACGGCCTTCTCACCGGCCCGGGTCTCGGCCTCCATGATCCGGGCAATATCGCCGACGATCTGGGCCTTCAGTTTCATCGCGCTCACACCGGGCGAAGATCGACGGTCCAGACGAGGCGCTCCCGATCCCGGACCGGCTCCCCCTGGATAAGGAAAGCCTCGCCGTCGATCTCGATGCGGTCGCCGGGGCGCGGGGCTGGCACCTCGGCGACGAGCAGGTCAATGCGCGTCGTTTCCGACCAGAGCCGCGCGTCGCCGAAGTCGGTGATCGCATCCGCGCGCCGGGCGACGATGCGCACCAGTTGGGGCACGCCGCCGTCGGCGATGTAGACCGCGTCCCGGCCGATGCTGGGATCCACGAAGAGCGCGCCGACTGCGGCGGCGAAGGCGCTCATCAGAACGTCGCGTTCAGGCGCACCCGGCCGATGGTGTCGCCCGCGCCGCTCGCCACCGCTTCGACGGCCACGCCGATCAGGGTATTGTCGGTCGCGACCGTCGTGCAGCGCTTGTTGGTGTCGTCCCAATAGACCTTGGCGCCGACGGTCCACGCCTGCGAGCCAACCTTGGTGATGTCGAACACGCCGACGAGCGCGGTCTCGACGGGCTCGCCGAGGGCGGCCGCTCCGGCCGCGATGCCGAAGAGGGAGCCGACGAGCAGGCCATCGCCGGAGGCGACGGCATAGGGCGCGGTCAGAGTGATGGTGTTGCCGGGCTGGACGAAGTTTTTCATGGGGAGGATCCTCGTGGAAAGACGACGGGCGGCCCGTCAGGACCGCCCGCATGTCGGGGTTCAGCATGGGGTGCGGGTTATGCGCCCGGGTTCTTGTAGAGGCCGCGCCAGTCGATGGCCTTGGCGCCGAAGTCGAGGCGGCACTTGATCTCGACACCGTCGACATCGAAGCCGTTGCGCGTCTCGATGTAGGCGCCCTGCTGGCCCTCGAGATAGGCGTATTCGATGGTGTCGATCTGGTTCGGGCTGGCCGCCAGATACCAGGCGGTCTCGCTGGCGGCGTCGAGCCGGGGCTCGCTGATCGGCGCGAGGGTGCGGATCGACTGCGGCACCACGCTGGACGTCGCGGCGGGCACCAGGTTCTGGGCGACCAGCTGCTCGGCCTTCAGTTCCAGCGAGGCCGGCACAATCAGGAAGGCGGGGCGGACGTTCAGCACCGTCTTCTTGTCGAGGCCGGTCTGCTTGGCCATGGCGGCCCGCGCCGCGCCGACGCTGCTTACGTCGAGCGCCGCGCCGGTGCCGGCGAGGTTCTTGTGGGTCGGGTGGAACAGCGCGTTGCCGTCGGCCATCGCCGGGTTGGCGGTGATGATGCCCCAGACCACGTCCGACTCCAGCTGTGCGATGGAGTTGCCGTACATCGCCGGGATCCGGGTGAAGGCGTCGAGATCGTCATTGATCAGCGTCTGGCGGGTGATCGCGACCACCCGGCCATAGGTCTTGACCTTGTAGCTCTCCTTGCTCTCGCCGAGCGTGCCGCGCTTGAACTCGCCGCTCTCGCCCACTTCCAGAAGCTGCGGCGCCTCGCCGAGCTGGACCCGGTGCATGGCCTTGAAGTCGGTCGCGAGCACCTGACGGCAGAACAGCATGAAGGTGCGGGGATAGGCCTCGTAGGCCTGGCGAAGGGTCTTGTTGGTGACGGCCGAGAGGATCTCGGGGAAGTCGGAGGTCGAGTGCAGGGCCCGCGTCGCCACCTCGTCGCGCGACAGGCCCCGCGTGTTCACCCCGGCATTGCCGAGGCTCTCTCGCGCCAGTTCCAGCAGCGTCATACCGCGGTACTGACGCGCGGCGTCTTCGAGCGGGAACAGCGTCGGGCTGTAGCGGTGCAACAGCGCCGAGGCGACCGCGTCGCGGCGGGTGATGTGCTCATCCCGGCCGCCGAGGGGGACGGAGACATGGCCGAAGGTCCGTGTCTTGTCCGACCTGGCCGCGACCTGATCGAGGACAAGGCGGCGGGATTCGTCCACGCTGACGCCACGCTTGACCAGGTCCTCGGCGAAGCCGCGCTCGAGGTTCAGGCGGCCCGCCAGATCGTAGATGGTGGAGACGCGGTCGCGCTCGGCTTCGCGGGCGCGGGTGGCGATGGCTTCGGTGTCGGGCGCGGGAATTGCCTGCGTCTTCGGCTGGGTGCGGGTCTCGACTGCGGCGACGTTGGGTTCGGGCGCAGCCGCTTTCGGCTCGGTCATGGTGGTGTCCTCGGTATCATTCGGCTCGGTCGGCGGGTTGGCGGTGGGGTTCGCGGCATCACCCGCCGCAGGGTTGGTCTGTTCGGTCATCGGGGATGCTCCTTGCTGAATGAGGGCGTCCCGGCGGTGAAGGACGCAGTCGTGAAGATCGGTGTTGGTGCGGAAACCGGCAGCGGGGTCGGCCCCGACGGGCACGGCGGACACCTCGAAGGGCGTCCAGTCCACCGCCCGCCAGAGCTCGCGGCCGCCATCGGGTTTCGAGATGTCGAAGCGGTGGACCTGGTAGCCGATGGAGACCGCGCGGATGTGCCCGGCCTGGATGTCGCGCCAGATCGGCTCGACATCGGCGCGCTCGCTGATCCGGACCTGCGCGACGCCGCGCCCGTTCTCGATCCGGGCCGATCCCGGCACCACCGAACCGATCACCGCATCGAGCGTGTCGATCTCATGCACCTTCAGGAAGGGCGCGCCCGCGTTCAGGCGTTCGAGCCGCACATGGGCGGGGTCGAGGCTCAGTTCCTCGTCATAGGGCTCGCCGAAGAAGCTGGCGCGGCGGACGCGGGCGCCTGCCGACCAGATCACTTCGACGGTGCGCGCGTCATTGTCGACGCTGTTCGGCGCAAGCTCCGCCGACCGGCGCAGGGCCGGCAGTTCGATCATCGTATCCATGGGGTCAGTCCTGTTGATCGGCGTCAGGTTGCGCCGGGGCGACTTCGGGGGCCGCGGCCGGATCGCTGGTCTGGGCGCTGCCGGTTTTCGTCACCCGGCGCGGATCGCTGTCGAGCACCAGCCCCAGCTCGTCGAGCCTGGCGTTGGTCGCGGCGATCTCGGCCAGCACGGCGTCGGGATTGTGGCCCTGCCGGGCGATGGCCTGCGCCAAGGTCATGGTGCCGGTCCGGATCGCCAGCAGGTCGGCCATCGCATCCTTGTAAGGATCGACGGCGTCGAACTTCGGCGGCGACCATTCCACCGGCACGTCGGGCGTCGGGATCTGGCCAGCTGCCCATGCGGCCTCGATGAACCAGCGCCAGACCGGCGCGCAGAACATCGGGATGAAGAGTTGCCACTGCACCGCGTCGATCATCCGGCGGAACTCCACGAGCCCCGCCCGGATCGAGGAATAGTTGACCTGGCTGAGATCGCCGGTCAGCAGCTCGTAGGGCACCCGGAAGCCCGCCGAGATCGTGTGCAGACTGGCGCGCTTGTATTCGCCGTAGCCGCCGGTGGCGGCGGGCTGGTTGAAACGGATGTCCTTGCCACCGCGGGCATAAGCAATCAGCCCCGGCTCGAACTGCTCCACCCGGTTGCCATCGGCATCGACCACGGCGGGGGCGATGCCCTGCTGCGCCTCGTCATCGCCGAAGACGATGGCGGTGACGCAGGCCTCGGTCTTCTTGCGGACCAATTCGGCGACCTCGTAGTCGTCGAGATCGCGCAAGGACCGGATCACCGGCGCACCCCAGGGAACGCCGCGCGCCTGCGTGCGCTGCTTCTCGTAGACATGGGCGATGTCGCTCGCCGGGACCGGATGGCTGTCGAAGCCGCCGCGCAGGGTGCCGTGGGTATCGCCCGGATGTTCGCTGTGCAGCCAGTAGGCCCGGCGCTTGCCCAAGGCATCGAACTCGATCCCCTGAACGATGCGACCCGCGCCGATGGCGCCGGATTTAGTGGCATCGAGGAAATCGGCCTCCAGCACCTGCAATTGCAGCGGCACGGCCAGACCATCGGCCGCGCGGCGCAGCCTGCGGCGCACGAGCACCTCGCCCGCCTCGACCATCTCGCGGCAGATCAGCGTCTGCAGCCCGTAGAAATCAAGCTGGCCGTCGGCATCGCACTCCGCCGTCCACCGTTCGAACAGGGCATCGACCTTGCGGTCCAGCGCCTCATTGCCGCTCGCGGCACGCGGCATGATGCCCGCGCCGATGATGTTGTTGACCAGCACCGCCACGGCCTTGGCCGCATGCGGGTTGTTGCGCACCAGATCCCGCATCCGGTCGCGCAACAGCGCCCCGGCGACACCGATCTCGGTGTCGGCCGAAGACCCCGGCGCGCGCCAGCCATCGGTCCGCCGCCCGCGTGCAGCACCATCGTATCCCCGCGTCAGGGTCTCGAACGCCTGACGCGCCAGCACGCGGCGCGCGGCGATGCGCGGCGCCACCGTCGCGATGGCGTGGTCAAACCAGTTCGCGGGCATCAGCGATCTCCGCGGCTGAAGCCTGCTAGCCCGGCCACCGGCAGCGGCCGGCCGACACCCGCAATGGCCCTCTCGATGGTGCGGATGCGCGCCAGCAGGTCCTCGGCCGAGCCGTAATCCACCGACTTGCCGTCATAGCTGACGCGGGTCGTGCCGCTGGCATAGGCCCGGCGCAGCGCCGAGAGCTCGGTTTCCGTCCAATCCGTCATTGCTGCTTTCCTTGCCGGGCCTCGCGGCCGTCACGCCACTGGCCTAAAACCACCCTCCACGCCGCCCGAGCCAGTCGGAGCGGCGCTTGCCCTGTGGGGCCTGTCCCGGTCGGTTGATCTGCCCCGCCGGATCACTGTCCATGGTCGGCGCCGCCCCGAGCTGATCCTCGAGGTCACGCCAGGTCGACTCCGGCCAGCGGTCCGCGCCGGCGATCCAGGCGGCGGCGCGGGCATAGACCCGGCAATCCAGCGCCTCGTTGCGCTCGCGCAGCTTCTGCCATTCCAGTCGGGCGAAGCCGCGTTTCGTGCGCACCGTCACCAGCTGTTCGGCCACGAACTGCTTCAGCCATTCGCTCTCGACCCATGTCGGCAGGTGGATCGTGCCCGGCGGAAAAGCCGCGCCCTCGGCGCGTTCCTCTGTCGTCGGCCGCTCCAGGCGCAGGTAGCGGTAGGTCTCGGCCTTGAAACTCGACACGGCCACCGTCCAGAGCCGGGCCCCGCGCCGCAGGCGGCGGCCAGCCTCGGTGGCATCGACGAAGGTCGGGCCCGACACCGGGCTCGAACGGTTGAACCCCTCGACGCCCTTGACCGGCGACACCTGCGCGAAGCCTTGCGCCCGCGACCAGGAATAGACCGCCGGAGCCTCGTAGCCAGTGTCGATGGCAAGCCGCGCGATCCTGAGATGCGCACCGCCTTCATGTGGCCAGCTTCGGTCCAGCAGCGCGGTCAGGTCCGACCAGGCGTCATGCCGATCCGGCCCGCCCTCGATCACGACGTGATCGACGAGCCAGGACTCCAACCCGCGGCCCCAGGCCCAGACGTCGACCTCAATCCGGTCCTTCTGCACATCGGCCCCGGCCGTCAGGAACAGCCCGCCCGCAGGCACCGTGCCGGATTGCCAGCGCTCGCGCCGGTCGTAGAGCCGCTGCCAGTCCGGGGCTTCCCCGGTTTCGACCCATGTCTCGCCGAGGATCGTGTTGCGGAACGCCTTGATGGCCTCGTCCGACCCTTGTGCCGCGTCCCATGCCCGCACGATCCGCTCCCAGCTCAGCCAGCCGATCGGCGAATAGAGTGCCGAGAGGTGGTAGCCGACCGTCGTCGGATCGCTTGCCACTGCCGTCGCGCGCCACTCACCGAGCTCGAGCATGGCCGTCTTGTGGTGCTCCGCGATGGGCTGATCACACCCCTCGCAGTGATATTCCGCCGTCTCCGGCTGACCCTTCTGCCAGCGCAGCTGGTCGAACTTCAGCCATTGCATCGCGCCGCAATGCGGGCACGGCACGAAGAACCGCCGCTGGTCCGACGCCTCATATTCTCGCTCGATCCGCGACAGCCCCCGGATCGTGGGCGTCGAGACCAGCAGCACCTTGCGCCGATGGGCGAAGGTCAGCGACCGCGCCTCCGCCAGCGTCACCGGATCGCCTTCCTCGTCTGCCGAGGCCGGATAGGCATCGACCTCGTCGAGGAAGATGTAGCGCGCCGGGGTCGAGCGCAGGCCCACGGCCGAGTTCGCGCCCGTCATGATCAGGATGCCGCCCGCGAATTCCTTCGACAGCATGGTGTTGCCGGCGTCACGGGATCGCGCCGGTTTGACCCGTTCCCGCAGTTCCGGGCTCTCGTCGATCAGCGGGTCGATCCGCTGGCGCGAGTTGCGCTTGGCCAGCTCCACCGTCGGCTGGACCGCGAGCATCGGCCCCGGCGCCTGGTGGATGACGAAACCGATCCAGTTGTTCCCCGCCTCGGTCGCCCCGACCTGCGCCGCCTTCATGAAGACCACCCGCTGCGTCGGATCGCCGGGCGAGAGCCGGTCCATGATCTCGCGCATATAGGGCGTGCGCACCGTGCGATACCGCCCGGGTTCGGCCGAGGCGCGGCCCGAGAGCATCCGGTGCCGGTCGGCCCATTCCGACACGGTCAGATCCGGGTCGGGCCTGAGCCCGCTGCCCCAGCTGCGCAGGATCTCGGCCGCACCGTCAAAATCGGTCAGGCCATCGCCATCTCCGTGATTGTCACCTGAAGTCTGGCCGGACCTCGGCAAGCTCGTCGAGGTGGGCGCGTACATGCTTTTCCAGAACCTTCTGCATCGCGGCAGGCTCGACGCCCAGATCGGCCGCCATCAGCGCCGCCGCACGCGCAGGCCAGTTCACCCACGCGTCCCGCTCCTCCCGCGCCAGCCGGAACACCAGTCCCAGCGCCCGGACCCGGTCGATCAGCTCCCCCTTCAGCCTCGAGAGCCGGATGCGCCGCTCCTGCGCCTTCAGCACCTCGTTCGCCGTCTTCGCCTGCAGGAAGGTCGTGCCACTGCCCACCGCGGGGGCAGTCAGCCCGTTCGTCGCTCCGGACGCGCCACTGGCGCCTCCGGTTTCGCTTTCGCGAAATCGCTCCTCACCCCGCAGCGTGTCGTGAACCGCCTGGATCGCCGCCTCGGGGACCGGCTTCAGCTTCGGTGCGGGCGACTTGCGGATCTTCGACGGGTCGGTCGTTTCCACCCGGCGCCGATCGGATGCCTCGGCATCGATGCTGCCATCGGCGAACAGCACCAGCCGCTCGGCCGTCTTCGCCTTCTGGATGGCGCCGCGCGACAGCCCGGCATGGGCGGCATACTGGCGCTCGCTCATGCCCTGCATCGACGGCTCCGATTATCATTCAGATTCAGGTGCTTATTCAGTTGATAAGCATCGCGGACAGAGCGAACACGGATGCAGGACAACGATGCAACGCGACCACGGAGCCTGCCCATAACCATGGCCATCACCACCATCCGCCTCGACTACGCCGCCTTGCCTGCGCGCTTCGATCTCAGCCGCAAGGATGCCATCGCCGAGGCGATCGAGGCCGAACTACGCGAGGACGGCATCAAGGCCGAAGCCTCGGACGTGATCTCGCACATGAAGATCGAACTCCCCACCGCCCAGCTTGCCCGCGCCACCGCCGCGCTGGCTGAGATGGGCCTGATCTGAACCGCCAAAGGAGGAACGACCATGACCCGCCTGAACACCACGCCCCGCTTTGAGCCCCGCGCCGAGAAGGCCCGGCGCAATCGCGAAGCAGCTCTTTCCGCCTTCATCGGCAAGAAGGCCGAGATCGACGAGATGCTCGCCCGCCTGCAGGGCCTCAGCGACGACCACTTCAACTGCCACCCCGACGAGGTGGGCTGGGCCATGGTCGGCACGCTGGAGCACTACGCCAGCCTCCTGAAGCGCATCACCGACAGCGCCTTCGGCGAGGGCGAACACGCCCGCTGATCTCCGGCACTGCCGGAACCCCTGCCGCGCGCCCTGCGCGGCTTGGGGTCGTAGGAGGATCGCGACGGTCGCGGTCCGAATACGGAGACCAATCATGACCCGGATCCAGCTGTCCGACACGCAGGCCGTCATCCTGTCCGCTGCCTGCGCGCGCGACGACGCGATGGTGTTTCCCATCACTGCCAAGCTGAAGGGCGGCGCCGTCGGCAACGTCTGCAAGAGCCTCCTGAAGCACGGACTCATCGAAGAGGTCGCGGCCACCGACCTCAACACCGTCTGGCGGCACGACGAGGAGCGCGGCCCGATCACGCTGCGCGCGACGCCTCTGGCCTTCACCACCCTCGGGATCACCGAGGATCCGGGCAGAACCGCCCCCACTGACAGCGCCAGCGCGCCGATCCAGCGCCGCGAGGGCACCAAGCAGGACATGCTGATCACCATGCTGCGCGCGCCGGAAGGCGCGACCATCGCGGAAATCGTCGCCGCGACCGGCTGGCAGGCTCATAGCGCCCGCGGAGCCATGTCCGGCGTCCTGAAAAAGAAGCTGGGGCTGACCATCACCTCGGAGAAGGTGACGGATCGTGGCCGCACCTACCGTATCGAGGACTGACGCCATGACCGCCCGCCGCTTCAATCGCCCCGCGAAACTTCCCATCCAGATCATCGGCCCGACCACGCTGCAGAAGGCACGCGAGGCCTACAGCGCGCGCTGGGGCCGCCCATGGCCGGAAAGCGACAGCTACCTCGCGGAACTGATCATCGAGGCCAAGGAGATCGAGGGTCTTCCCCCCGGATCGAAGGCCCGGCCCGATGCCGTGCGCGAGACCACGCTCGATCTGATGCGCGCCGATCACGGATTCTGACGGGGTGACCCGGATCGAAAGGCCGCCGTCCGGTTGACCGGGCGGCGGTCGATCATCTGGCGCTCCGCATCCGGATCGCCTCGAACAGCCGTCGCAGCAGGAACCCACGCGCCAGCGAGATGCCGACGAAGGCAAGGCCGATGGTCATGTGCTCGGCAAGCCCGGTCTCGATCCCGAACCACGGGAACACCACGATCTGGGTGGCGATGGCCAGCACATAGCCGACCACGACATTCGTCACGGATTCGACCAAGGACATCAGGCGGCTCTGCTGCATCGCAACCCCTCCGGCAGGCATTCCAGAAACGCCGTCACGAACTCCGCCGCGAGCGGTGGCACGATCGCATTGCCGTAGCCCCTGAGCAGCCCCATGCGGCCGGATACCCCATCAGCCAGCGGGAATGTTCCGGGCTCAACCGGCCGCCAGCGTCCGTCCCGGCAGAGGAGCCAATCCGGATCTCGCCAGACGCCGTCCGTCGCGCCGGTCCCGGCTGGGTCGGCGTTTTCGTCCAGTCGATCAACTTCACCGTCCTGCGGCTGGCATCGGTATTGCCGGCCGCGTTGTAGCTGTCCGTGGCCGGCGATCCGGCCATCGGCGTCGGCCAGCCCGCCAGCCAGACCTGTCGGCCCAGCAATGCATTGATCGGGACGTTCAGGCATTCCGAGCCATCCTTGTGGTCCCGCGCCGAGGCGGTGGCCCAGCCCGCCAGCGCCGGGCTCCATTGCGACGGCGCCGAAGAACAGCCGCTGGCGGATATGCGGGGCGCCGATGCACGCAGCCGGCAGATCGGCCGCCGCGACGGCGTAGGATGCCGCTTCCAGGTCAGACGCCAGAGCGTCGAACCACGCCCAGCCAGCCGTGCCCGCAGCCGCTGTTCCAGCCGTTCGCCCAGATGGTCCGAGCACCGCCGCGCTGGCGACCTGCTCGCCGAAGACGAGACCGGGGCGGCAGGCGGCAACGAGGCGCAGGAAGGCGGGGGCGAGATGGCGGTCATCGGTCTGTCCCTTGCGCTGCCCGGCCTGACTGAAGGGCTGGCAGGGCGGCGAGCCGGTCCAGACCGGCCGGTCTTCGGCCACGCCGGCAAGGCGCAACGCGTAGGGCCAGCCGCCGATGCCGGCGAAGAAATGGCATTGGGTGAAGCCGCGCAAATCATCGGGGACGACATCGAGAATGGATCGTTCGTCCACCTCGCCCGCGGGCAGCTGGCCGGCGGCGATGAGTTCCCGCAGCCAGGCACAGGCCGCGGGCTCGGAATCGTTGTAATAGACGGCCATCAGGCGGCAGCGTCGGTGTCTGTGTCGGCACCCAGCCGCTCGGCCTTCACGGCCGCGAAGGTCCGGCCATCGCCGTCGAGCACCGCGTCGCGGCCGGTCTCGGCCTGCCAGCGTTCGACGGCGACATCGACATAGGCCGGGCTGATCTCCATCGCGAAGACGCGCCGACCGTTGGCCTCGCCGGCCATGATCTGCGAGCCGGAGCCCGAGAACGGCTCGTAGCAGAGGCCGCCCCGCGCCACGTGCTGGCGCATGGGAATTCCGAAGGCGTCGAGCGGTTTCGGCGTCGGGTGGTCGGGGCGCTCGTCCTTGGCGAAGGACGGCATCTCCCATGTCGAGGGCAGCGTCTGCTCGGCCACCTTCGGCGGGCGGTTCGGGCGCCTCCAGCCCATGAAGCAGGGCTCGTGCTTCCAGAGATAATGCGACCGGGTCAGGACGCCGCGATCCTTCACCCAGATGATCTGCTGATGGACGAAGGCCCCGGCCTTTTCCCAGCAGGCTTCCAGCATCGCCTGGCGGCGCGAGGCGTGCCAGCAATACCAGGCGGCATCCTCGGTGATCGCCTCGGCCACGGCGGCGGCGATGAAGCCGTCGTAGAGTTCGGCGCCCTGTGAACTGTCGTCCCAGGTCACGCCGTAGGACTGGCTCCAATCCTTGTTCCGCGTCGGGTGGTTCGAGCCGTCGTAGTCGACGAGGTAAGGCGGGTCGGTCGCGAAGAGCAACGCCCGCTCGCCGTTCATCAGGCGGCGCACATCGGCCGCGCTGGTGCTGTCGCCGCAGAGGAGGCGGTGGTCGCCGAGGATCCAGAGATCGCCGGTCCGCGACGCCGGGTTGCGCGGCGGTTCGGGGATGGTCACCGGCGGCACCGAGCCCCCGGCGCCAGCATCCTCGCCATCGCTCTCCGGCACGAAGGCCAGAAGCTTGTCGAGTTCGCCGTCGGAGAAGCCGACCAGAGACAGATCGAAATCCTCGGCCAGCAGCTCGTTCAGTTCCGCCGACAGCAGCGCCTCGTCCCAGCTGCCGAGTTCGGTCAGCTTGTTGTCCGCGATCCGATAGGCCCGCCGCTGCGCCTCGGTCAGATGGCCGAGCACGATCACCGGGGCCTCGGTCAGCCCCAGCTGCGTCGCGGCCAGCACCCGGCCATGGCCCGCGATCAGCTCGCCGTCCTCGCCCACAAGGCAGGGCACGGTCCAGCCGAACTCGGCCATACTGGCGGCGAGCTTCGCGACCTGGTCGGCACCGTGCAGCTTCGCGTTCTTCGCGTAGGGCTGCAGGCGCGCAAGCGGCCACTGCTCGATCCGCTCGGGGGCGAAGGCGAGGGTCATGAAGAATCCTGTCGATGATGGCGGGGTGGCTTCCGACCGGTGGAGTCCACCGGTTTCCAGCTGGATTCCGGAGTCCAGGGTATCCACCCCGGAGCCCACCAGCCAAGGCGCTGTTATTACGTTGTTATTTCAGGTTGCGAGCTGGATTCCGGGTGGGGTGGCTTCCCAAAATTTCGGCCCTGTCGCTGGCGATGCGCCGCGCTTCGCCCGCCAGCATACGAATATCGCCAGGAAGGAACCGGAAACTGGAACCGAGGTCGCCGCGCCGTCTATTTGGGAATTGGGAAACGCTTTACCTTGGCAGCGGCCGCTCGGCACTCGGCTCTCGCCTGGTCGAGACGGGAAGTCGTTTCTTTGTATTCCTTGGATTTTCCGGCAGAAGTGATGAGAGTTTCAACCCATCCCTGGTTTCTCATCGGCGCGCAGATCTCAGAAATCTTCTTGCCGCCCGCGCTTCGACTCTTCCTGTATTGGCGGACATCTCCGGTGGTAATATCCAGCCGTAGTAACTCCCGATGCTCAGCTACCATCGTCGGCAAGCCGAGCTGATCGAAATAATCATCGACAAGTGGCGCGATCATCGACCTGAGTTCTTCCTCGACCTTGCGTTGCGAATCCTCCGCTGCCCGCAAAGCACTGGTCTCAGCTCTTGATGAAAGAGAGCCATATCCGACGATCCACTCACTCGAGCATTTCGTGCAAGAAATTGAAAAGGATATGTCGGCGCTGCTCCAAGGATTATCTTGAGTCGTCACGGACTTGACGATGGCTCCGTTGCCACACGGGCATTTTCCAACGTCAAATTCGACCGTCTCAGATGTGCTCAACGCACGCCTCCGCAGACCGCATATCGTTTCCCGACACCTCAATTCGCCTACAATGGTTTAACGTAGGTCGGCTGTCGCCTCAAAGGCATCGTCTTGCGCGGGTGAAGGGGGAGAGCGAGCCTCCCAGCGCACTCTCCCCATCTTGCCTTCGGAATAGCACGATCATGTTGCAGATGTCGAAGGGAAAAGTGTTGCAACACATTGGAGTCGCTCACGCATTCAGGCGCGCAGCGATCTTGGTCAGCGCCAGTTGCCAGCGACGCCACGCCGTCGTGCGGTCGCACCCCAGCTCGCCGCTGATCTGCTTCCACGGCACACGGGCCGCGCGCGACCAGACCAGCTTGCGCTCCGCCTCCTCGATCCACAGCACCCAGTCGAAGGTCTGCTCGAGCCGGGTGATCGCGGCGGCCGAGGGCCAGACCCGCATCGGCTGCGGCTCCATCGCCGCGATCTCGCGGCAGCCCTGCGCCTTCACCGGCGGCAGTTTGCGCAGGGTGCGGAACGCCTCCTCGAAATGATCGGCGACGCAGTCGGCGGTCCATTCGCGATCAGCCATGGCGCGCCTCCCTGTCGGAAGGGCGCGGGCCGTAGAGCTTCTCGCCCAGTTGGCGGACCAGTTCACGCTCGGGCCAGGTGAGGCGGTCGTCATCGGCGGAGACCGCGAGGACGCCCTGTTCCCGCCAGCCCTCGCGCTTGACCTGTTCGGGATCCCGGCGCCGACCGCCGTAGCCGTGGGGATGCCATCTCATGCGACACCTCCCTTCGTCTCGATCGCCCAGAGCAGGATGGCGATGGCGTCGGCCTCGTTGTCGTCGGCCGGGCTGAAGCCGCGGGCGCGGACGGCGGCGACCATGGCGGCCTTGTCGGCGTTGCCCTTGCCAGCGGCATGACGCTTGATCGTGCCGACCGGGACGCCCTCGTAGGGCACGCCGCGCAGCTCGGCCCATGCGGTCAGCGTGGCCATGAGCCCGCCGTAGATGTGGCTCGCGTCGGTGCCTGCGTGGCGGCGGACTTCCTCGAACCAGATGGCGGCGACTGGACCGGACAGCCGGTCGATCTCGGTCAGCCAGTTGGTGAAGCGCAGGTAGCGCATGCCGCCACCGTCGAAGCGGCCGGGGCGCAGCGAGACGGTGCCGCTGGTGATCAGACCGTCATGGCCGCGGAGCGCCCAGCCAGTCGAGGTGCCGAGATCGAGCGCGAGGATGCAGCGGTCCGCTCCATCAACGCCATGAAGACCGGGGGGAGCGGTGACGGGTGTGACGGATGTGACGGATAGTTCCCTATCCGCTCCGTAGGCGCGCACATGCGCGCGCGTAACGGTCTTATAGGTATGATCCGTCACATCCGTCACACTCTCTGATTTCATTGGCATTTTCCTATTCTCCCGAGAAAAGGTCAGAGTTGCTGTCATCGAGGGCGATGCCCCGGAATCCCTTCGCGGCGCGGGTGTTGTGACGCTCGAATCCCCGAACGATCAGGGCTTCCGAGAAGCGCTTGACCGAGCCTGCGAACTCGCCGTTCGCATCGGCCCATGCCTTCCAGTCGGCGAACATCGCGGAGGTGCTGGCGCTGAGGTGCAACCCGACAGAGCAGCGCTCGTCGATCCAGCGACCGATGGCGTCCTCGGCCTCGAAGTAATCCTCAGTCGCAGCCATCACGGCGGGCGGTGGGCGCAACCCTGTCCGCTGCCATTCGATGCAGCCCTCGAGCGCCCACGCGAGGATACCGTCGCGTTCGGCCAGCAGCCTGTCCGCCAGGTGCTTGTCGCGCCGAGCAGGAGGAATGGTGACCGTGAACGGCACCATGTGGAGACGCCGCTTCATCGCCTCGTCGACGTTGCGGATGGAAGGCTTGTGGTTACCGACGATCAGGAGCTTGAATTGCGGGATGAACTCGAAGAAATCCTGCCGCATGAAGCGGGCCGTGATCTTGTCGCCCCCGGTCAGCGCCTTCAGCTTGCTCTCGGCCCAGCGGCTGCCCTGTTCGGTCTCGATGGAGGTGACGATGCGCGCCCCCCGCAGACCCGCCATGTCGGTCGGGTGGCGATCACCCTGCGTGGCCATGAACATGTCCATCGGCGCGACGGTGGCGTAGTCGCCAAGGATGGCGGTCAGGGTGTTGGCGAAAACGGATTTCCCGTTGGCGCCGGTGCCGTAGAGAAAGAACAGGGCATGCTCGGTCGTGACGCCGGTCAGGCAGTAGCCCGCCATTCGCTGCAGGTAGGATTGCAGTTCGCCGTCCCCGCCCGTGACGGTTTCGAGACCGACGCACCGGCGATCCGCGTCATGAAGAGGCCGGGATCATGTGGCCGGGATGCGCCGCTCCGGAGGTCGACCACACCGCCCGGCGTATTCAACAGCCAGGGATCACGGTCCCACGGTTCGGTCGTGGTCGCGTGGCGACGGTCGGAACGGGCGAGCCGCTCCACGGCCGAAACCGTCGCGGCGGTGGAGAGCTTGGCCTTGAGCCTTGCGGATCCGGCACGCGCGGCCGCCTCGCGGCAGATCATCCGCGCCAGATCGAAGGCCTGCAGCGTCTCCTCACGCCGCCACAACTTGCCCGACCAGGTCAGCCAGTGTCCCCAGCCCGCGACGTAGCGCCAGGTCTCGGCATGCCGGACGGCGAAGGTGGCGGCGAGCGCGTCCTCGGTGAAACGCACCGGCACGGGGCCGTCGTCGTCGCCACCGGCCGGGCCGCCGTCATCGCACCCGCCATCCTCGTCGTCGAGATCGCCGTTGCGGGCGGTGTCGCGTTTCCAGAGCCGTTCTGCTTCCTCGCGCAACCGGGCCTCCGGCCAGGGAGGCGAGACGCGGGCCGCGTTGTAGGAGACGATTTCTTCCCAGGCCTGTTCGCGTGGCACATGGCCTTCGCGCGCGCGGCGGATCCAATAGCCCATCACTCGCGACAGCGCGTCGAACCGTGTTGTGCCGTCGACGCCGCCTTCGCGAACCTGACGGCCGAAAAGCTCGGTGACGCTGCCGCGCTCGGGGGCGGCCATGTTGAAGTCGAGCCCGGCGTCGCCTTCGAGCGGCGGCATGGCGATGATCGCCTCGAGCAGTTCGCCCAGATCGTGGTCGCGGGGGTCGTGGTGCAGGATCTCCACCAGCCGGCGCAGGCCCTGTTTGGCATGGATCGATCCGGCCACCCGGATCGGCTGGTGGGCGGACCGGAAGGACGGATCGCCGCCGACCTTGGCGGCGATCATGTGCCGGGCGCGGCAAACCCTGGCGATGTCTTCGCCTTCGGCGGGCTCGGTCAGGCGCCAGTAGAGGTGCAGCTTGCGCTGGCCCTCGGCGGTCACACCACCCGACACGACCTCGAGCGTCGGGCATCCGAGATGCTGCACGAGATGGTTGCGCTTCGCGCCGATGTCGCCAGTGTCGAGATCGACCAGTACGACCTGCGTTTGCACGATGCTTTCCGCCCGGGCATCGCCGGGGGCGGCCACCGTGCCGGGCGTCACGAACAACGCCATGCCGACGCCGCTGGCCCATGTCGCCTGCAGCGCCAGTTTCGCCGCGAGCGTGGCGTCCGCTTCGATGAAGGGGACATGCGGCGGGCCGTCGCCGGCACCTTTCTCGGCCAGCGCACGAACCGGCACCCAGCCGTCGCAGTAGCCGAAGACGACGTCGGCATAGATCGCGATCATTTCCGCGTCGGGCGCGACGTCGTCGGGCGCGGTGGTATCGGACGACACGCTCATGCCCAGCACCGTTCCCGCCAGGCGCAGAACCGGCATTCGAAGTGTTCGGGGTCGGCGGTGTGGCGCGGCAACAATTCCCCGGCGTCGCAGGCGCGCAGGATCGTCACCGCCTTGTCGCTGGCCGACTGTGCGAGTGCGGCATCGAACGGCACGGTTTCGTGCCAGATCTCGCAAGTGTCCTTATTGATGGCGGTGAACAGCGCGGGCGTCTCGGTCAGGCCGAGATAGGCCTGGTAGAGTGCGATTTGTGCGGCGTAGACCGGCTTGGCTTTCGCGACGCCATGCTTCGCGATCTCGCGCCAGTTCTTCGCATTGGACGACTTGCACTCCCAGAGCGCCGGGACCGACATGCCGTTCGGCGCGGCGACCACCACGCCGTCGGCATGCCCCTGAACCCGACCGCCCACGACCGAAAAGCCGAACTGATCGCCATGGCGATTGCGCGTGCGAAGGTCGAAGCCCGCCTGGCGCAGCCATTCGATGGCCAGATCTTCGAGGACGTGCCCGAGCGCGAATATGCGCAGAGACTGGCCCGAGAATCCGGCGCCCGGGTCCTTCGGCGTCTTCAGGTATTCGTATTGCAGCCTGCGCTCGCAGATATCGCCGAGCCGGCTGCCACCGAGGTAGTCGCGCGCGGGGCGTTGGGCCTGTTCCGCGACGAGGGCATTATCGATGCAGGCATTGACGGTATCCGCGAAACTCGGCGGCTTCTCCCGATGGTTGAAGTCGAAACCGGCGTCCATCAGAACGGCACCTCCGGATCGGGCCGGGGTGCGCTGGCCATCATCGCTTCCTGGAAGCCGTCGACGGCGGCGGTGGTGAGGGCGAGCGCCTGCACCTCGCTGAGATCGGCGAACCGCGTGGTCCAGCCGATCTCGGCCATCAGTTCGGCCATGTTCTTCAAGGCGGCGCGGAGCGCGGCCTGTTCACGTTCATCGGGATCGATCATGCGCAGCCCTCATGTGCCGGGGCCGCATGCGGGCATGGATGGATGTCAGCGCGGCGCGCGAAGGGGATTGTGGTCATGGGAGACCTCCAGATGCTCTCCTCACCTACCGGCCGGCTGTTCTGACTGTCGGATGTGCGGTTCGGAACACTTCGGGAACATGCACTTGTGCGTTCACAACTCTGCCGATAGCCTGAACTTTCCCCGATTCACCCTGGAGCCGAGTCGCGCATGGCGTCATTCAACCCGAGAAGCTTCACCAACCCTGATCGCCTCAAGAGCATTTCGCCGAAGCACCTACTGAAGTTTTTCGCGACGTGGGCGGAATATTTTTCGGCGCGGGGTTTTGAACTTCCGGTCGAAGCGGATGAGGATTTTCCCTACGACGATCTTGCTGCAGTGTTGATGAAGCCCGACGAAAACGTGCCGCCCGAAATGGTCGACGCGCTTTTCTACGTGCACGAGACCGCGACCAAGGAAACCGCCGAGGAGCTGATCGAGGCGGCAGGACGGGCTGGCCTCACGATCGAGGCCGGTGAGGAACCATCCGATGCGGACATCGCCCTGCAGATCTGGCTCCAGAAACCTGATCTGCTGCGACGTCAGCATGCCGAGACCGTGGCATTCACACGTTCGCGTTTCATTTACTTCGCGGGCCACAGCGGCAAGCCGCGACCGGCTCCGGATCCGACCGTCGAACAGACCGCGATCATGCAGGAGCGGATGGACGAGTGGTTCGACCGCAAGCGCCGTGGCAAGGGCTCACGGGTATTCGCTTTTCCGCGCGGCACGAAGACATGGTTCATGGTCCGGCATGGCGAACCGATGCGGCGCGAGGGGCGACATCAGGATGATGGCGGATCGGGAATCGCCTACTACCGACCGCAGAAGCACGACGTCGTCATCTATGACGGCGAGTCTGACGAACTTGCCGTCAATGCAGGGACGAAAGGCGAAACCGAGCTCTACCTGCGGACGTTCGGCGGGGTCATCTTCGGGGACGAGGAGTACTTCGATCGCTCGAACCGCTTCACCCTCGATCCGCTGCTGGAGAAGGGTGAGAAATCGCTCGACAACGACACTGTCTCCGAGATCGTCAAGGTGCGCCTGATCGAAATCGAACGCTTCTGGGGTGGAAAGGCCAAGGAGAAGGAGGTGCGCAAGGCGAACGACCTCTTCATGGCCTGGGACGACAATTGGGAGCGGCGCCTTGCGGGCGGTTCCATCGACCGGGCCGTTTTCAAGGTCAAGTTCGATGGGGATGGCAAGGAGCGGACGGTTGCCATTCTCCCGCCGAGCCTCGCGCGCTATGACCGTGATGCCGACAGCGATCTGATCGACCGCTGGCTCAAGGATCAGGGATTTTGCCGCCCCAACGTCGGAGATGAGGACGATGACGTCGGCGTTCTGGAGGACGATTGAGCGCGTTCCCGGTCACGCGACCGACACGCGCGACTGGAAGGTGGACCTGACGGATTGCTGGACCCAGGTCGAACGCTACCTTTCGGAGACCTCCAAGTACGCAGAACGTATCGACTGTCCCTGGCCCGGAGGGGAACATTGCCCGCGCCATGTCGTGCGACATGCCGGCGGCTCGGTCCGTGCCGTCTGCAGCGATCCGGGGCGACTCTGCGAAACCCTCGACATCAATTCCGACGATATCCGCATCCGTGAACTCGACCGCCGCAGACTATTCGCCGACATTGCCACGGCGCTTGGTCTCGTCGCGTCCGCCGCGTTTGCGCGCGGGGCGGCCCTTCTGCACATCGGCGATCATGCCATTGCCGCCGGCCGGAGTTTTCCGGTGTTCGCTGCGCTCACAAGCCCGGGCGCGCCGCTCGGCCGGGCAGACGTCCTCGACCTTGATCGTCGCAATCTGCCGTTCGTCCTGCTGGTGACATCGCTCGGCGCGATTGACCCGGACGTTCCGGCCTTTCTTGCGGCCCGGCGAGGGCGTGTTCTGACGTGGGCCGAATGCCTCGACTTCGCCCCCCCACCGCGCAAGGGATTCGTCGCTGCCATGCCGGTTGCAGACCTCTTCGCGCCCGAGATCGCGGCACTGACGGACGCAGGTGATGTCGTCCAACATCCCGTGATGACTCTGCCTGCGAATGCGCGCTGGTCCGATCTGCGCTTTGCGTTTCGCGAGGAGGCAGTGCTCAACGTCAGCTACCTCGGGCAGACTCCGGCGCGCCTTGAACCGGACCAGATCGGTATGCGCGATGAGCGGAACGGCAGGCCGAACCGCCAGTGGCGGCTGCTCCTTGTTTGCGCCGCGCTTGGCGGGGCATTGCCTCGGTCCTTTCCGATCTCCACCATCAGGGGACGCCGTCCCTCGCGCGACGTGGTCGCTATCCTGGGGGAGTTTGAGCGCGGCTACGATCGGCAGCGCCAGCTTCTCGCCGCCGCGCTAAGGGCGCAGTTCGGGATCGACGACGATCCGTTCACGGCCGAGGACGATTGTTACGCGGCACGCTTCCTTGTCGATGCAAGTGCGCTGCGTCAGGGTCGCGCTGACCAGCGCGACCGAAATTTCGTCGACGACGACTGACCCTTTCCGAACTTTTTTCATCCCACCCAACCCCATGAAACCGCAAGGTTTCGTGGGGTTTTTCGTTTTCCGATCCCCCTGATTTCCAGGCCCTCCAACGAATTTTCGCCGGTGCCAGGCACTCGGGCCGCGTGCCCGTCCACCTGGACGAAGGCGAAACTTCATGGAGCGTTTCCACCCCATTTGCGACGCGCGCTCGCGCGTCTCCCGCAACATCACCATTCGCGCCGAACGGCTGGCCCGCTCGGGCTCCGTCCCCGGAATGGATGCCGAGGACATCAAGCAGGATCTGCGGCTGCATCTCTATCGCCGGGACGAGAAGTTCGACCCGGCTCGCGGTCAGTATGACACCTTCGCCGACCGCGTGCTGGCGAACCGCATCGCCACGCTGGCCGCGCCGACCGAACGGCTGCGGGCCGAGCGGGCTTGGATCGACTTCGACAGTCCCGCCGAGGGGCGCGGTGATGACGAGATGCTGCCGCTCGCGGAAACGCTGCCCGACAGCGCGATGCCGCATGCCGCCGTCACACGCGCAACGGACGAGGCGTTCGGCCTGGTGCGAGATGTCCAGCGGCTCCTCGCTGGCCTGACCCCGACCTGCCGCGCCCTTGCGCTGGCCCTGATCGACATGTCGCCGACGGAAGCGGCCGAAGCCCTCGGGATCCATCGCAGCACAGTCTACGCCCGGCTTACCATGATCCGGAAGGCCGCCGAGGCGCTTGATCTCGCGGCATATCTCGGCACCGCCCCGACAGTCTCGGAGGCTCGCCGGTAGGTGACAACAGGACCGGCGATGACCCGGTCCGCCAGTTTCATGCCGGGCCCTCGGAGGAATGCAACACCCCCACGCGGGGAAACACTCCGACCGCAAGCTCCAGGGCGGCGTCAGGCCCGGCAGCAGTCTTCCCGACGAGTCACTATGTTCAAGAATACCCCTCTGAAGCGCCTGCGCGAACTGCGCTGGCTGGAAATGCTTCCCGACAACATCGACGTCCCGGCGGTTTTCGACAGGCCGGACCAGGTCGTGCCGATCGAACGCGCCACGGTGGACGAGATCGAGTTTGCCCTTGTCGCTCTGGCACGGCAGCAATCCGATCTCTACCGCCTGACCGGCGCTCTGGGTGACGTGCTGAAGATGGCGCGCCGCCAGGGCGCCTGTGGTGCCGACATCGCCATCTCGGCCGCGGCGCGCGATCTGGAGGGCGGCAAGTGAGCGCCCCCTTCGGCGCCGGGCCGCTCCGGATCATCACCGCCGACGAACGCCTGCGCGAAGCGCGCGGCATCAAGGGGGTGCTCACGGGCACCTCCGGTATCGGCAAGACCACGCAACTGCTGACCCTCGATCCGCAGCGCACGCTGTTTCTGAACCTCGAGGCGGGCGAACTGGCCGTGCAGGGCTGGCCCGGCGACGAAATCCGCATCCGTGACTGGGAGGTCGCCCGCGATCTCGCTGCCTGGATCGGCGGCGCCAACCCGGCCATGCGGGACGACCAGTCCTATGGGCCGGGGCATTTCGCGCGGGTCTGCGCGGCCTTCGGCCCGGCCACCCAGCTCGACAAGTACGACACCGTCTTCGTCGACAGCATCTCGGTTGCCTCGCGTATCTGTCTGCAGTGGTGCAAGGGCCAGTCCCAGGCGCAGTCCGACCGGACCGGCAAGCCCGATCTGCGGGCCACCTACGGGTTGCTCGGCCAGGAGATGATCGGCTGGTTGACGCATCTGCAGCACACGCCCGCCAAGAACATCTGGCTGGTCGGGTTGCTGGACCGCAAGCTCGACGATTTCGGCAAGCCCTTCTTCTCGATGCAGATCGAGGGCTCGAAGACCGGGCTCGAACTGCCCGGCATCGTCGACGAGGTCATCACCCTGACCGAGCTGCGCCCCGAGAAGGGCGAGGCGTTCCGCGCCTTCATCTGCACCACCATCAACGATTTCGGCCTGCCTGCGAAGGATCGCAGCGGGCGGCTGTCGATGATCGAGCCCGCCCATCTCGGACGGGTCATGGCGAAGATCCGCGGTCCGCGCCCCGAGGGCGCCGCCCGTCTGAACTTCGACCTGCCGGCGGCCGCGACCGCACCCAATCCCCCGACGACGCAAGGAGCATGACCATGGTGAGCGACATGGATTTCAACGGCGCGGACACGCAGGACGCCGCCTTCGACCTCATCCCGGCCAACACGCTGGCCAAGGTCTGCCTGACCATCCGCCCCGGTGGCGCGGGGCCCGAGGGCTGGCTCACCCAGAGCAAGACCAGCCCGGCGCTCTACCTCAACACCGAGGCGGTGGTGATGGAGGGGCCCTTCGCGCGGCGTCGCATCTACACGCGCATCGGGTTTCGCGGGAAGGCCGCGGGCGGTCCGGGCGACGACACTTACGGCAATCGCGGCCGCGCCATGATCCGCGGCATCCTCGAATCCGCCCGGGGCGTGCGGGCCGACGACCAGTCGAACGCCGCTCGTGCGGCACGGATGATCCGCAGCCTCGGCGAGTTGAGCGGGCTCGAGTTCGTGGCCCGCATCGGCATCGAGCGCGACAAGGACAAGCCAGAGGACAGCGGCCGCAACGTCATCAAGGCGGCCATCGGCGCCGACCATGCCGAATATGCGCGCCTGATGGGCAGCGTGCCGCAGCCGCCGCAACAGGGTCGGTTCACCGCGACGGGCGCCCATCTGTCGAACACCGGCATGGGCCAGCCGGGCGCGCCGTCCTCCGGCTCCGCGCCCTTCTGGGCACGCTGAGGGGGGGGACGGTCATGATTCCACGCGATTATCAGAGGGCGGCAGTTGATGCCGCCCGCGACCGCACCGCCACCCACGGCAATACCATGCTGGTCCTGCCGACCGGGGCGGGCAAGACCGCCATCGCCGGTTTCTACATCGGTGAGGAACTGGAGCACCGCAGACACGACCGCGTCCTGGTGTTGCAGCACACGGACGAGTTGATCGATCAGAACCGGACCTCCATCGGGGCAGTAACCGGAATGACCACCTCGGTGGTCAAGGCCGAGCAGGACGATTGGAGCGGCCGCATCGTCTTCGGCAGCGTCCAGACGCTCGCCCGCGCCAACCGGCGCGAACGCATGGCGCCAGTCTCGCATCTCGTCATCGACGAATGCCACCGTTCGGCCGCGCAGAGCTATCAGGCTGTTATCGACGCCGCACGGGAACTCAACCCCGAGATCAGGCTGCTCGGGCTTTCGGCCACGCCGGGTCGTGGCGACGGGCGCAGCCTGCGCCGCACCTTCAGCAATGTCGGCTATCACCTGAAGATCGGCACCCTGATCGGGCGCGGTCTCCTGGTGCCGCCGCGCACCTATACCATCGATCTCGGCGTCGAGGACGAACTGGCCGGGCTGGAGGCCACTGCGGGCGATTACGACATGCGCGCCGCCGACAAGGTGCTGAACCGCTCGGTGCTGAACGAGGCGGTGGTCGAGCACTGGCAGGCGAAGGCGGCGGACCGGCGCAGCATCTTCTTCTGCGCCACGGTCGGCCATGCCGATGCGGTTGCAGAAGCCTTCCGCGCCGCCGGCGTCACGGCCGAGACGATCTCGGGCGACATGCCCTCGCGGGTGCGCGCCGATCTTATCGCCCGGTTCGACCGGGGCGAAGTGCAGGTGCTGACGAACTGCATGGTCCTGACCGAAGGCTTCGACAGCCAGCCGGTTGGCTGCATCGGCATCCTGCGCCCGATGCTGCACAAGGGCACCTTCATCCAGGCGGTGGGGCGCGGTCTGCGCCGTGTCGATCCCGCGCGTTTCCCGGGCGTCGTGAAGACCGACTGCATCGTGCTCGATTTCGCGGGCGCCGCGCTCCGGCACGGGTCGCTCGAACAGGAGATCGACCTCGACGAGGACGATCCCGAGCCCGGCCAGGCCCCGTGGAAACTCTGCCCGACCTGCGAGGCGGAACTGCCGCTCGGCGCCTCGGTCTGCGATTTCTGCGGACATGTCTTCACGCGCGAGCGTGGCGAGGCCCGGCTGCTCACCGCCTTCGACATGATGGAGATCGACCTGCTGGAACGGTCGCCATTCGCCTGGTGCGACCTGCATGGCGACGGCCAGGCGATGATGGCGAGCGGGTTCAATGGCTGGGCCGGCGTGTTCCACGACGGCACGCTCTGGCATGCCCTCGGACAACCGAGGAGCAAACCGATCCGACCGCTCGCCATCGGCACCCGGGTGCAGGCGCTCGCCGCCGCCGACGACTTCCTGCGCGCCACCGAGACCGGCACCGCCTCGATCAAGAGCCGCCGCTGGCTGAACGATTCTGCCACGATGAAACAGATGGCGCTGCTGCAGCGCGCGGGGCACGAGGCGAACGGGCTGGATTTCAGCCTGTCGAAATACGCCGCCAACTGTCATCTGAACTTCCGCTGGAACCGTGGGGCGATCACCGCCGCGGTTCTGGGCCGGGCGGAGCGGTCGGCCGCATGAAACGCCCCAATCCGCTGCCGCCCGACCTGATGACGCCCGCCGAGCGCCGCACCGAGCTGTGCGGCCTGCTGGCACTGGGGCTGGTCCGGCTGCGGATGCGGGAGGCGGGCGAAGTATCTGACGATACCGGAGAAAGTTGCCTACACTATCCACCCGACCAATGCCGTCATGCAACTCCAACGCACCGGAGAACCGCATGACGACCCACAATCCCATCCCCGCTCGCCTAGCCGCGCTGAAATCCACCCCGACGCCCGAGCTGAAAGCGCAGTGGCGCGATCTGTTCGACAGCGAGCCGCCGCCGTTCAATCGCCGCTACCTTGAATCCCGTCTGGCCTACCGCATTCAGGAACTCGCCTATGGCGGGTTGAAACCGGAAACGATCCGGCGACTGGAAAGGCTGGGTGAGGAACTCGATGGCGGGGACAAGAAGAAGCGCGGACTGCGCCTCGACCGCGACCGCCCAATCACCGGCACGCGGCTGCTGCGCGAATGGCAGGGTGTCGAATACGCCGTCGCGGTCACCGCCGATGGCTTCGAGTGGCAGGGGCGGCCCTACAAGTCGCTGTCGGCCATCGCCCGCGCCATCACCGGCACTCGCTGGAATGGCTGGGTCTTCTTCGGTCTCAAGAACCACAGGGGGCGGACATGACGAAACCCGTCATCCGCAAGCTACGCTGCGCGGTCTACACGCGGAAATCTTCCGAGGAGGGGCTCGAGCAGGAGTTCAACAGCCTCCACGCCCAGCGCGAGGCTTGCGAGGCGTACATCGCCAGCCAGCGGTCCGAGGGCTGGGTGCTGGTCCGCGATCAGTATGACGACGGCGGCATCTCCGGCGGCACGCTGGAGCGGCCCGGCCTCAAGCGCCTGATGGCCGACATCGAGGATGGGCTCGTCGACGTGGTTGTGGTCTACAAGATCGACCGCCTCAGCCGCTCGCTCGCCGATTTCGCCAAGCTGGTCGAGGTGTTCGATCGGAACGGCGTCACCTTCGTCTCGGTCACGCAGTCCTTCAACACCACCACGTCGATGGGACGGCTGACGTTGAACATCCTGCTCAGCTTCGCACAGTTCGAGCGCGAGGTCACCGCCGAGCGCATCCGCGACAAGGTCGCCGCGAGCCGAAAGAAGGGGATGTGGATGGGGGGCGTGCCGCCCTACGGATATCGCGTCGAAAACCGGAAGCTGGTGGTCGACGAGGAAACCGCCACGCATGTGCGCTGGATCTTCGCCCGCTTTCTCGAGATCGGGTCCTGCACGGAACTGGCACGGGAGGTCGGCGCACGCGGCATCCGAACGCCGCGCGGCAACCGGATCGACAAGAAATACATCTACCGGATGCTGAGCAACCGCGCCTACATCGGCGAAGCGGTGCACAAGGGTGACAGCTACCCCGGCGAGCACGACGCCATCATCGACCGCGAGACGTGGGACCGCGTCCACGCCATCCTGCAGGAGAGCCCGCGCAAGCGCGCCGCGCGCACCCGCGCTGAGACGCCCGCGCTGCTGAAGGGGCTGCTCTACGGTCCCGACGGCGCGGCCTTCTCGCCGACGCATACGCGCAAGGGCGACAGGCTCTACCGATACTACGTCAGCCAGACGGTGCTGAAGCACGGCGCCGGGACGTGCCCGGTCGGCCGCGTGCCTGCGGGCGAGATCGAGGCCGCCGTCATAGACCAGCTTCGCGCCGTGTTCCGCCAGCCGGAGATTGTTGCGAGGACCTGGAAGGCGGCGCGTGCCCACGCCAACGACATCACCGAGGCCGACGCCCGCGCGGCTTTGCAGCAGCTCGACCCGCTGTGGGACGAGCTGTTCCCCGCCGAGCAGGCGCGCATCCTGGCGCTGTTGGTCGAGCGCGTGGACATCGGCACCGAAGGGCTCAACGTCCGGCTTCGCGTCGACGGCCTTGGCGGCCTCGCGCGCGAGATCCTGTCTGGCAGCATCGGAGAAGCGGCATGACCCGCGGGGCCCCGGTCCCCGACACGGTGACGCTCCACGTCCCGTTCCGGGTCGTGAAGCGCGGCGGGCGGAAAGTGATGCAGATGCCGGAAGGCGCTGCGCAGCCCCGCCGAACAGACAGCACGCTGGTCAAGGCGCTGGCCCGCGCTTTCCGGTGGAAGCGCATGCTGGAGTCGGGCGAGTTCGCCACCATCGCCGAATTGGCGGAACGGGAGGGCATCGCGCCGTCCTACATGACCCGCGTCCTGCGGCTGACGCTGCTCGCACCGGACATCGTTGAAGCGGTCCTGGACGGGACGCAGGGACCGGAGGTGACGTTGGTGCGGGTGCTGGAGCCATTTGCGGAAGAGTGGGCGGAGCAGCGCGCTGCTTTCTCGCAGCGATAGCCCTTTTGACAGCCACCGTTCTCACCGACACTGCTTTGCATCCAACCAAGGGTCACAAAACAACTCCAACAAGCGCAATCCGACACCAAACGGATCGAATCGAGGATTGCCCCAAGACGGCTGAGGGCTCGGACCGTTCAAGCGTGACCGAGACGATCGCTTTTCCTCTGATAGTCAGTCTATCGTAGGATCACTCCCTGACGTCTCGGCCGATTTTCGCGCGGCGCGCCACAGCACTTGGTTGGCAAAACCGTGCATTGGTGCCATGTTCGGTGAAAACAAAGGAAGAACAGTTGCTCCTTGAGTCGATCGATCAGACCCGCCTCGAAGTGTCGCCCACCCTCGACCCCAAGCGTCGGTCGAAGCTCGGCCAGTTCATGACGCCCGGTCGTATCGCATCCTTTATGGCTGGGATGTTTGGCGCTCTGCCGTCGAGCGTGCGACTGCTCGATGCGGGCGCTGGCATGGGTGCGCTGACAGCCGCCTTCGTAGCGGAGGCCATTGCACGCGATACGCGTCCAGAGTCGATCGACGCGACCTGCTATGAGGTGGACGACCATCTCGCCTCGATCCTCGACGACACGCTTGCCGCGTGCGCAGAACAATGCGCTTCCGCGGGGGTCGCATTTACGAGCCGGGTCATTCGAGACGACTACATCCTGCAAGCCGCAGAGCCGCTGCTATGTGAGCAGCGCACCTACAACTTCGCCATCCTCAACCCGCCCTATGGCAAGATCAACCAGACCTCGGAATGGCGGTTGAGCCTGCGCTCCCTCGGGATCGAAACGGTGAACCTCTACACCGCCTTCGTCGCCGTCGCCCTCGGCCAGATGGAAGACGACGGCGAGATTGTCGCCATCACGCCGCGCTCCTTCTGCAACGGGTCTTACTACGAGCCGTTCCGCCGCCTGCTGCTGGCCGGGTCGACAATCGCGAACCTACATGTCTTCGAATCCCGGCGATCCTCGTTCAAGGACGACGACGTGTTGCAGGAGAACATGATCTTCCGCTTGCGCAAGGGCGCTAAACAAGGTGACGTTGACCTATCGACGGACGAGACGGAGGCGCGAAACGTGCCCTTCTCGGACATCGTGCGCCCCTCTGATCGCCATGCCTTCATCCGTCTGCCCGTTTCGGGTAACGACCTTGCCGACAGCGTTCAGGCGCTCCCCTGCGTGCTGGCTGATCTTGGCATCAAGGTTTCGACCGGGCGCGTCGTCGATTTCCGCGCAAAGGAATTTCTGCGAAAGGAGCCGGGTGCCGACACCGTGCCGCTGATCTACCCCCAGCACTTCCACGACGGGGGCATCCAGTGGCCGATCCCCAACTTCCGCAAGCACAATGCGCTGGCCGACAACGACGACACGGCGAAACTGATCACCCCTGCGGGTATCTTCGTCCTGACAAAACGGTTCACGGCCAAGGAAGAGAAGCGCCGGCTTGTCGCTACGATCTACGACGGCAAGCGCGCCGGGTTCGAGAACCACTTGAACTACTTTCATGAGAACGGCGAAGGCCTGCCGCTCGACCTTGCCAAGGGGCTTGCGGCCTTCCTGAACTCGGACGCCGTGGATCAGTATTTCCGCATCTTCTCGGGGCACACGCAGGTCAACGCGACCGACCTGCGCAACTTGCACTAGGGGATGTTCACGGCCAAGGTCTTCTGGCGGCGAGATAGCGTGCTGAAGTCGGGCACCGTCCAGTTCAGGCCGACCAGCCGTAGCAGGCTCTCGACGAACCCGGTCGTCTGCCGGAGCGCCATGCCGAACAGCACTTTCATCGAGAGGCACGTCTGGAGAGCGGCATCGCTGTAGGTCTGCTGGCGGCCACGCCTGCCTGTCGGCGCGGCATCCCAGCTCAT